CAAAATCAGATGTAACTAAACCACTAACACTAAAATGATTTCCACTACCACTTGCATCAGCTACATCATCATCTGGTACATTTGTGCTACTTCCATAAGGGTCTGTCACAGCAGAACCAGACTCATTAAAATCACTTGACTTAAACTTTAATCTATAGCCATTAGTACCATATGAGCCAGTATATTCTTTGGCTATCCAAACACCATTCTTAGTTTCGCCAAATGAAGTTGGTGCTAGTTGTGTGCCATCAACAAAGTTTACGTCTGATAGATAGCCATCTGCGTATTTTGAATTACCCACATATTTGCCTATATGTTGGGTTGTTGTATAGTTCATTTCAGTTTCATAGTTAAGTGGCATATCACCATATTCTGTAGCATATGGTGTTGTTAATTGAGTTCCATTAAGATACACTTTAAGTCTGTCGCTTGCTGTGCTTTGAGTTGTGTCTACTGCATATTGAATATGATACCAAGCAGAAGGGTCTCTAATCTGAACATTATAGTGCTTACCATAATCAGTTGTTCCATCATAATCATAAATAGCAATTCTATCATTAGTAGGCTCTATAAATAACATTGTGAAACTACTTGCACTAGCACCACAACTAAAGAAAGGAAAATGGTCAACTGAAAGAGTTGTTGTTTTAAACCAACCACTCCAAGTCCATGTCCTACGATTACTTGCAGTTGATGGAGTTCTTACCAAATAAGAACTATCAGGCTTATTAAGCCTTACTGAAGTTGTAGCAACACCCTTGTAGAAATTAGATACACCACTACCTATTGAGCCTAAGTTAGGAAGTAAAGACATATTATGCTAATGCTCCTGTTGCAGACATTAATATTGTGTCATTACCACTTGTAGCAGTACAATAATAAGAAAGCATATATTTACCTGCTGTATCTAAAGCACTTAATACATCAGCATTAATAGCTATAGAAGCATGGGCAGAAAGGTCATGCCCACCAGAGTTATCTAAATAAATAACACCAGATTGACCAATAGCAGGATTAGTTAATGTTATAGTGTCATCTCCATCTGGAGTGAATGTCCAAAAATTACCTACTGTTAAATCAAAGTTACCATCATTATCTGCTGTTTGTGTACCTGTTGCTCTTCCTGTAACAAATACATCATCACTGACTGTAACTAATAAATTTTCATCTATTGATAATGCTGGAGTTGTGCCTAATGTAGACCCTTTACCAATCACCAAATCATCAGTTGTGTCATCTACTCCTACATGAAAATCTTGGGCATTACCATCAAATATAATCTTTGCGTCAGCTTCACCAGTTCTTGATATTGTAAATGTAGTTGCACCAGAAGCTGATGTTAATGTAAGACCAGAATCATGTACATGAGTTAAAGTTATTTCATTATTTACACCAAAACCTAATACTGAGGCATCACTATCTAATTTTAAATCATTGCTAACAAGCACTGCCGTTGAAGCATTTAGATCAATAGTTGCTTCACCATCTACTGTTAAAACACCATCAGAACTTTGATGGACAAAACTTGCTGCATCTCCAAATGTTAATTTGTTAGTGCTATTAAGAGTTAAACCTGTGCCATCTGTATGTGTTAATGTAGTGTCTGCATCTGCACCAAAAGTTACTACTGCACTATCTGAACTCAAAGTTAAATCATCTTGTACTTTTAGATCAACTACACTCAATGAAGCAAACAAATCTGTGACTACTGCACCACTACCACCACCATTAAGAAGAACTGCTTTTGTATCTCCATTTGGTATTGTTACTTTTGCACCACTTCCTTGTGAGATTATTATGCTATACGGACCAGAACTACCACTATCTGTTGTAGCATTTTGTATATAGTGTAACCTACTATTTGTGTTCGGACCCAGAGTAACAGTACAGGTACTATCTAATGCACCAGTATACTTAATAGCCATAGCTCTTTCATTGTCTGTTGACCCATTTGGAACTGTGCTGGCAAATGTATCTGCATTTTCTGTTATGGCTTGTGTTGCAAAACCAAGTGCTTCACCAATCAAAGTTAGATTTGTGTTTGTTATTGTTCCCCAACTACCAGATTCATCACCAGTTGCAATTTCTGTGAGTCTAAGGTTATTTACAAAATCAGCCATTTATTTAACTCCTAATCTATTCTTATAATTCCACTTGTACCTGCTGCTGGTAAAACGATTTCAAATGTACCACCTGCTACTGTAAAATCACCACCAAAGGCTAAAACTGCTATAGCTTTATCTGAATTAGTGTCATTATATATTAATGCACCATTGGCTGTGAAAGTTGCACCTGTCCATGTAGGATTAGCAAAATCAAAATGAGCAGTCGTTCCTGTGGCTGCTGCTGCTTTACTTGCAAGTGTTTCCCCACCGGCTGTATAACCAGTTCCAGATATTTCATTGGTGGTTGCATAAGCAGTTGTTGTTGCATTCAAAGTAGCACTACTTGTGTATAATGCAATTTTAAGTGTGTCTGCTAAAAGATCATGTTCATCATTACTTAATATTTGTAGTTTAAATGATGTACACATTGCTTGAGCTATTGTCATTTATTTTCTCCTTATATTCCTGCGTTATATTCTGATGTGTAGTTTCTTCCCATCTCCTGTTGAAACAATGCAATAGCTTCATCAAATTGTGCCTTATACAATGTTATCATTTCTTGAGCCTTGAGGAAAGTAGAAACTTCGTAGAGAGTTGCAGACAATAATACGTTCTCTGCATTGTCTCCAACCCAAGTTGTAGCATTACTTGAGGATAATCCTGTGGCTGGAGCTACAAAATCAACTTCATAAGCTAAAGTTGCACTTGGTGTTGGTGCAACTGTTAACGTAATACCACTTGTTGATGATGATTTAGTAGCATACATTTCTGGTGTTGATGTTGTGCTTTTATTAGGATGGTAATCCCTTAAATAACTATCTACTCTATGATCAAGAAATATTACATTACTACTACTGTTTGTAATAGCAAACTGCCTTATCATTCTAGCACTTGGTATTTCAACATCAGCTTCACCTACAACAAAATTATTTGTTCTCGTCTGCCTAAAACAAGGTAAACTAGGTAATCTTTGAAATATCATTTCCTCTGCTTGACCAATAATTTCATCAATAGATGCACTTAGTTCTGTACTATCATCTTCAACAAAATTTTTAATATTACTAACTAATGTTGTATAATTCATTATCCATCACCCCATGTTCCAACATTCCAACCATTTTGACCCCAACCAGTAATGTTAATATCCGTAGCATCACCAATAGCACCAGTACCAGCAATACCAGCTTGAACACGAGTTGCAGCTAATGTTATTGTGCCAATAGCACCTGTACCAGCTACTCCTGTTTCAGTAGGAGTACTTAATTTAATAGGCACATCACCAACTGGAGTATTAGCTGTAGCACCCATAGCACTATGTTGAGTACAATAATAGTAAAGTGTTGGAGCATCTGTTGCTACAGTAATTTGTGTATATGCACCACTTGATCCCGGAGTACCACTCGTTGTAACACCAGTTGTATATTCACTACCACCACCATGACTTCCATTAGCAGTTGTTGAAAATCTAAGTGGGTGTCCAGAGTTTGAACCTGCTGATTGGTCAAACCTATATGTATTGCCTTCAATTAAATCAACAACAACATCTGCAGTTGCAGTTGATCCACCTATAGCATACTTATTAGCAGAACCTACATTATAAGATGGGTGATCTGATGGATTGCCTCCAACAACTGTTATAGTTAAAATGTTAACTTTATAATTAACAACACCAACTGCACCACTACCTACTGCATCTGTTTCAGCAACTTCAGTATTAATAAGAAAACTACCTAATGCACCTGTTCCTACTACTACTCCACTATCAGCACCAAAATTAAAACTTGCTGATGTTAAGGGTTCAACTTGTGCAAGACCTTTAACACCTATGCCTTTTTGTGATTTTTCAATTTTACTTGCAAAAATGTCAGGATTAAATTCTAAAAATAGCTTTACATTTTCTTCAGCATTATCTGATCGTGGTTTGAATAAAGCCGTAGCATCAACTACATTTTTTGCTGGTGTAAGCTGTGGGTGTTTTATGTCAAATTCAGAAGGTTCAACTCTTAAATTATCATAGGTAGTTTTAAGAGATGTATAATTAACTTTAAAGCCAGTTATATCACTTATTGCTTTTGATTTTCTACCTGAAGCGAATCTTGCCATTAGATCATATTCAATGCTGTTGGTTGTACTCTAAGACTAACACCATCATTATCTGATGATGCTGCAAAACTAAAAGACCTTTCATACATTTCATTTAAAAGTTGAAATTTATCAGGTGCGTATTTTACTGCTAATTTAGATGATAAACCTGCACAAATGGTATCACTCCATCTATAGGGTATGTCTGTATCTTGATTAGATGCAGTTACATCTTCTTGTTGGTTCATACCCCAATATACTAAACTTAATGTAGATGTATTAGGTACTGACCATAAATATATTTCAGGTGTGTATTGTCTATCTAACATATATTGGCTTGGTTTACCTGCATTTGTTTTGCTTGGTATTTGGTTATATTCTTGCAAAGTAATTTTATTAATAATTTGATCTGTATTAGAAGAACTATCCCTTATAACAGCATCAAGAATATCAATAGTACCAACAGGTAAAACATATTCTGCTGTGCCACTAACTAATGTTAATGTGTTTTGTGTTACAGTCCAATAATTAATTCCACGATTAGCAAATTCAGAAAATAATAAATTTAAACTTCTTCTTGCAGACCTAGCATGATCACCAGTTCTTGTTTGTGCATCAATACCACATCTTTCAAAAGATTCAGTAATTATTTCCTCAACATTAGGTCTAAATGCTACTGTTCCAGATGTTGCCATTGTTTCACCTTAAGCAAAAAATATGTTGGCTAATACCACTGTTGCGACTGTATACCCAACAGTTAACCCACTACCAAACAAAAGACCTTCATCTGGTATTGTATTATCTATAGTTGTATTATCAGTTCCTAGTGTTTGTGCTTTAAAAATAATAGTTCCATTTTCAGGAGTGCCATTATAAAAATCAACTAGACCTGCTGTTCCTGCAGATACAATAGAGTAACCTTTCATTCTAGTGCGATTGCCACCTGAAACTGCACTTGCACATAATGATCCGGAACCTACTGTAATGTTCGCTGCATATTGCTCAGAACACTCTACACCACTTACTGTTAAAAATAATTTAGCACCTGCTACTGCTTCTGCTGAACTTGTTGATGTTATAACTTCAGTAATAGCATTACCAAAAACATCTGTGCCAGTTATTGTGCAAGTTTTATCCTCATCACCAGTACCACCAGTTGTTACAGTCACATTTCTAGCACCACCACCCAAAAAGGTAGTTGCTGCCATTGTTGCTGAAGTGTCTGGTTGTGCTGCAGTTACAAGCCTATCTGGATCAGCTGCATTTTCATCTGCAATAAATCCAACTTGTACATCACTTTGAATACTCATTTAATTCTCCTTAGTAAAGTGGGGGAAATTAATCCCCCATTAAATTTTATTCAAATATAGTTCTGCTAATGCACTGATAATGAATATCTACAGCTTCTGCTGCTGCTGCTCCTGCTTCAATACCGATGTAAGGTATTAAATCAACATCATCTGTCATAGCACCTGATTTTGTTGTTCCACTTGTTACAGCAGTTCCACCAGTTGAACCGGATGTAGATGTAATATTATACTGTATACCATCAACAAAAATAGATAACTTTCTCGCTGAATCTATTTCAATTTTAAAATGATAAATAGTATTTGCTGCTACTGTAATTGGTAAAACACTTATAAAATCAGTACCACCTATACTGTGTATAAAATGCCACTTAGTAAAGTCAGTAAATGCTTCAGAGTTTGTAGCATCTGTTTGAAATTTAAAATAGGCTTTATCATCATCAGTAACTAGAAGTTGGTCATTTGTTAATTTAAGACCTGCCCATAACTTTTGATTATCAATAGCATTAGTGTTTATTGAACATTCCCAAACTGTTTGGTTTTCTGTTCCCCACTTAGTTCCTGACCATGCAGTTTGATTAGCATCTAGGTGAGGTAAAAGGATCGCTTGGTCTTGGTCAGCTGTAGCTGTGGTTAGTGTTATACCTGCTGCTGTAGCATTTCTAGTAGACAAAGCACTTGTCATATTTGTGCCTAACACCTCAAAGTTTTTATTTGCTAAAACATGAAGGGCAAGTGCTGCTGCATCGTTGGCATCAGGATCAATAATATTAACTGCATTTAACTTAGGTAGCTGTGTAAACCACTCTTCTAAATAATATCTGCGAGTGTCTTTTGCTGCATTACCATGTAATGTTCTGTCTTGTATTAATCCAGTTGTAGTATTTTTACTAACTAGCTTAACACTATCTTGTGATCTTAGTGGACCACTAAATGTTGAAGTACCCATGTAATTCTCCTGTCTTGGGTTGGTTTGCTTGTAAGCAATCAGGGTTTAGGAGAGGAGTTATCCCCTCTCCCATCTTAATTTATGCAGCACC